TCTTAAAGATCGCTTCGAGGGCTTTGAGATAGGATTCGATAGAGGTCAGGGCGTTGATCTTTTCTTGATGGGTCATGATTATCTCCTTGTCTTGGCGACCGGCTCGGCGTTGAGCCGGTCGCTGTGGTTGGTGGTTGGTGTTCAGTTGACGCTCTCTTCCTCGTCATCCTCATCCTCGGCGCGAGCGATTGCCTCGTCTTCATCCCAGACTTCCCAGAGGAGCTTCTTGACGTCGTCAATCGCCTGACGCGCTCGGTCGTTATTCGCGTTCGATCGCTCCTCATAGACGCGCTCAGAGGTCTCGTCGTCGAACGTCTCGTTCTCCTCGTCTGTAAAGTAGCCAAGAGCGCCGCATGGTCTCTCTCGCTCGTTGATATCTTGGAGGATCTCGATGAGTTTAAACATCGCCGAGCAGACCGGCTGGAGATAATGATCTTCATCAAGGTCGCGCCAGACGCTCATGACGTCAGAATAGGCCTCGTCGAGCTTAGCCTCTTGATCATGAACGCCGATCTCGTTCCATCGCTCCTCAAGCCAGCTGTTGAGATTGTCGAGAGTCTTGAATTCGTCGGTGTGATAATACATAGCGTTTCTCCTTGTGTTAGGTGTTTATCAGTTAGCGAAGCGGATATATGCTCGGTTCGCGATGGCGAGAGCCTTGACGGCGTCTTTCAGCCACGCGGCCCGGATGCGGTCTGATTTGGATTCGAGGGCGAGGATCGCGATCTGACAGGCGTTCGCTCCCATAGACGCGGCGATTAAGAGAGCCTCGTCGAGATCGCCGTCGACGTCGCTCAGCTCAGCCTTGATCTCGGCGAGGCGGCCGATGTAGCTGACGGCTCGCGCCGGAACCATGCAGATGATCGCGTCGATGATGCGGATGTTGTCGATGATGTCGTTGGCGTTCATGGTCGTTCTCCTGTAAAGGGTGTTTGATTTTGGCGATCATCTCTTGCTGATGATGCTCTTAGTATACTCTCTTCATCGGCCGAAGCAAGCCATAAAATATTAAAATGTTCAAAAAATATTTTAAAAAGTGCGTTTAACTCGGTAAAATACGAACGAAACGCGCTAAAAAAATTTTTAAAAAAGGCGATAACAGAGGAGAGACGGATGATACTGATCAGGCTGATCTTCGGCGTCGCGCTCGCGCTTCTGCTCGGCGTAACGTCGGCGTTCGTCGAATGATACGACCGGGGCGTAGGTACTACTCAACCGGCGAATCACGACTGCGGACGATGCCATCGGCATCTTCTCTTTTGTTTGTTTTTCAATTCCTCCCGGGGCCCGGGGCGGGCCGGTGGGCCCGGATGGGGCCGGGCCCAGCGGGCGGCCCGGCGATTTTGGCCAAGAGAGGCCGAGCGGAACGCTGATGATTATCCAGGAACGAAAGATTGACGAGATCAGGCCTTATGAGCGGAACCCGCGCCGGAATGATCATGCGGTCGCGGGCGTGGCCGAGTCGATCAAGCGGTTCGGGTTCAGGCAGCCGATCGTCGTTGACGCCGAGGGCGTGATTGTTTGCGGTCATACACGCTACAAGGCCGCCAAGGCGCTGGGGCTCGCGACTGTGCCTTGCGTCCTCGCTGGCGATCTCTCGGCCAAGGAGCTGAGGGCCTATCGAATCCTCGACAATAAGCTCAACGAGCTGGCCGTCTGGGATTTCGATCTGCTCGGCGTCGAGCTTGGCGAGCTTGATTATGATTTTGACTCGTTCAACGTTGAGTTCCCGTCGTTTGACGTCTTGGAGCCGCTTGGAGCGGATGAGGACGAGAGGCTGAAGGATCGGCCTGAGCGTGAGACGGTCGCGGGCGACGGCGAGGCGATCAGGGAGGGCGCGTCGAGCGTCTATCCTGACGGTCTGCCTGGGCCGTTCCCTTGGATCGGCTCCAAGGCTCGGCAAAAAAACAACATTTACACGCTGATCAAAGACGTGAAGCGCCGCGGGTTTGTGGAGCTGTTTGGAGGCTCGGGCGTGATTATGCTCGGGAAGCCGGCTGAGCCGGATGAGATCTACAATGACACGAACAGACTCCTCACGTCGTTTTTCCGTACTTTGAGAGACAAAAACAAGGCAGAGGATCTGAAGCGACTGTGCGATCTGTCGCCTCAGGCCCGCGATCTGCACAGCGAGCTTCGCGAGCTCGCCAAGGCGTTCCTCAGCGGCGACTCTGCCAAGATTAAAGAGGTTAAGGCCGCGGCGAATCTGACGTCCGTCTCTGACGACGTCGCCGCCGCTTACGCGATCTTCTACGCTCAGGCGTTCGCGAATGGAGGGTCTTATCTTGGCGCGTTTGGGTTTGGCTACGGGCGCGAGCTGGTCGAGACATATCGAAACAAGGTCGATCTGCTCGGCGCTTACTGTCAGCGGTTCGCCAAGGTCGTCGTCGAGAATCTCGACTGGAAAAAGGCTCTCAAAAAATACGACCGAGAGGGCGTCCTGATATATGCGGATCCTCCCTATGAATGTGAGACGGCTGACGCTTATGAGACCGGATGGAGCTCGGCAGAGACGGCCGCGCTGGTCGAGGCGTTGAGCAAGGCCAAGGGGAAGGTCGTTCTCTCTTGCTATGACGGCCCGGCCTATTATCGACTCAGAGACGCCGGCTTCCGGGTCAAACATTTTCACGCGCTGACGACGGTCGGCGCTGAGCATCAGGCCCGCGTCGAATCGGTTTATTATCGATTCGGGCCTGAGGATATAGCAGACGGCGAGGATTCTGAGGAGATTGTGACGGAATCGGCGCCGACGCGGCCGAAGAGCCGCCGAGAAAAAACCTGAGAGAGGGGCCTGAGACGTGGCGAAAAAAGCAGACAATACAAGAGGATCGGCGCGAGAGCTGGCCGAGCTTGGTCTGTCTAACGTTGACACGACGAAAAGCAAGGCGCCCGCATATCGACGGAACCGACGCAAGCGCGAGGCGATCGAGCTACTCAACAGAAACCTCGGCAACGTCTCTGCTTGCTGTCAGCAGATCGGCATCTCTCGGGCAACTTTTTACGAATGGCGACAGAAAGATCCGGGTTTCGACGAGGCCGTGCGAGAGGTCAACGAGCGGGCGCTCGATTTCGTCGAGGGTCAGCTGTTCCAGGGGATTCGCGCCGGAAACGCCAAGCTGATCATCTTTTATCTCGTCAACAGGGGCAAGAGCCGAGGCTATTCGCGACGGCCTGAGGACGTGACTGACGGTCAGCAGCTCGACGCGGCCGCTCAGTCGGTCGAGATAGCGCGTCAGCATTTAGAGGCTCTTGGCGTCGCGCCGAAGGGGCTTCCGATCGAGGAGCTCGCCCGGCTCGTCGCCGCCAAGCTGGGAGGGTTCGATTGAGCTCTGCCTCCTATCAAGAGATCAAAGAGCGGGCGCGTGAGGTCTCGGCGCTCAGGTCGCTGGTCGGCCGCGAGATATCGCCGCTTCCGCCCGTCGAGGATCCGGCCCGCCGCGCAGCTTGCGCCAAGAGCCTCCGCTCGTTTCTCTTGACTTACTACCCCAAAAAATTCAAGAAGCCGTTCGGCAAGAACCACGAACGCCTCATCTTAGAGATCGAGCGCGTCGTTCGCGACGGAGGAAAGCAAGCGGTCGCGATGCCCAGAGGGTCAGGCAAGACGACCATCTGCGTGGGCTCGGTCGTTTGGGCTCTCGTCAACGGCTGGCGCCGGTTCGTCGTCGTCGTCGCCGCGAATACGAAAGAGGCTCGAAAGCTGCTGAAGGCAATATCCGCGAGCCTCGCCGAATCGCGCCTGTTGGCGGCCGATTATCCTGAGATCTGCTTTCCGCTCAGCAAGCTGAGAGGATCCGCCCTACTCGCCCGCGGTCAGCTGTTCTACGGCGAGCCGACGAACGTCGTCATCGCCGCGGATTCGCTCAGGTTGCCGACGATCAGAGGCTCCAAGGCGTCAGGGGCGACGATTGCGGCCTATGGAGTCAGGTCGGCGATCCGCGGCCTGACGGCTGAGAACCCGGACGGCTCGACAGACCGGCCCGATCTGCTGTTCCTTGACGACTTACAGACTGACGGCGTGGCGATTAATCCGGCCCGCGTCGCGGCCTTAGAGGAGACGGTCTCAGGGACGCTCGAAGGGCTTGTCGAGAATGGGGCCGAGCTGGCACAGATCCAGACGTGCACAGTCAGAGCGCCTGACGATTACAGCGACAGAACGCTGAATCGTGAGCTTTATCCGCGCTGGAACGGGCTCAGGTTCGCCTCGCTTGAAAAGATGCCGACGCGCCTCGACTTGTGGCGCGAGTATCGCTCGATCTGGTTCGACGATCCGGGCCGAGCCACCGCCTTTTATCGCGAGCATTTAGAGGAGATGAGAGAAGGCGCCGTCGTCTCTTGGCCTGAGGCTTACACCGGGACGAAGCTGGTCGATTCGCTCGAGTACTATATGGGCCGCTGGTGCGACTCAGAGAGGGCGTTCTGGGCTGAGCAGCAGAATCAGCCGATGGAGGCCGCGTCTGGGTCGGTTAAGTTGACGGCCAAGGAGATCGGAACCAAGCTGAGCGGATATCCTCAGGGCGTGATACCGCTCGACGCGGTCAAGCTGACGGCCGCCGTCGACGTTCATGGCGACGTCCTGTTCTACTCGGTCGTCGCGTGGTCGTCTGATTTCACGGGCCGCGTCGTCGATTATGGCGTATATCCTGAGCAGAAACGGCGATATTTTGCCAAGAGCGACGGAGGGCTGGAAACGTTGAAGAGACGTTATCCCGATTCGACGGCTGACGGCCGCGTGGCCCGCGGGCTCGATTGGCTCTTCCGCGATCTGCTCGGCCGCGAGTACAAGACAGAGACGGATCCAAGCGATGGCGGGCGCGTGGCTTATATCGACCGAATCCTCGTCGACGTCGGCTGGAAGCCGGAAGTGGTCGAGAATGCGATCAGGTCGGTCGATCCTCGCGTGATAATACCGACCAGAGGCGTCGCTGTGGTCGCCAAGAAGTCGCCGATGCGACTGTGGCCGAAGCGGCCCGGGCGGAACTTCGGCTGGCATCTCATCGACGAGCAGACGGCGCGAGGGTCGCTCCGCTCGTTTTTGGTTGATGTAAACTATTGGAAGACGCGAGTTCACGAAGCGCTCGCGCTGTATCCTGGGGAATCGGGGAGTCTCAGCCTGTACGGATCGAGCCGCGCCGAGCATCGGATGTTCGCCGAGCATCTGGCAGCAGAGACGGCCAAGCTGGTCGAGTTCGGGTCGAACCGCGTGACAGAGTGGAGCCCGAACATTAACAGACCGGATAATCACTTTTTTGACACAGTCACCTACAATTTCGCCGCCGCGTCGAGCCTCGGCTTGTTGACGAGCGACGATCCAAGGAGGAAGGATGTCTGACACAGAGAAGTCGGCGAGAATCGCGTCGGTCATGACGCGAATCGTCAATCTTCGGGCCGCTTTAGAGGATCCGTCCTTGTTGACTGAGATCAGCATTGACGGGATCGCCGAGCGTCTCGACAGAGCTCAGGCCCGCGCCGAGCTGCGAGAGCTTGAAGCGGAATATGACCGTCTAACTGGCAGAACGTCGCGCATTTATGGAATCGATCTACAATGACTAAAAGCAGACCATCGCTTCTCACACGCGCCCGCCGCGCCTTGTTGACTGGGATCGACGCGGCGAGAATCGCGTTCTCATATCAGGCCGTCGAGAGTTCGCCGACTCGTCGGCCGCTGACAAGCTCCTCGCGATCAGAGGACGGGGAGCTGCCGCCGTGGCAGAGACAGATTCTGATCTCTGAGGCTCGCGAGCAGTTGCGGAACTTCTCTATCGCCGGGTTCGCGCTCCGAAAGCATTTGCAGTTCGTCAGTTATTATCGGTTCTTTGCAGATACGCCGAACCGAGAGTTTAATCGGGCTCTTGAGCGCCGCGTCGCCGACTGGAAACGCCGCGAGAATTGCGACGCGGCCGGTCGGTCTGATTTTGACGAACTCATAACGATCATCGAATCGCATCGAGCGACAGACGGCGACGTGGGGATTCTCAGACTGAGCAACGGGCGCGTTCAGATAGTCGAGGCCGACCGGATTAAGAACCCGGCCGATTTTGGCGAAAGTATGACGACAGACTGGGTTCAGGGCGTCCACGTCAATCGGATCGGGGCGCCGCTGGAATTCCAGGTGTGGAGCCGACAGCCGAACGGCATGATGGCGCCTGAGCGCCGAGTGTCGGCGCGTTGGTTCGATTTGCTGGCATATCGGACGCGACGCGACCAGATCAGAGGCGTCTCGCTGTTTGCGCCCGCGGTCAGGGCTCTGTCCTATCTGAGCGACAGCCTTGACTTCGCGCTCTCCAAGCAGAAGCTCGAGCAGATGCTCGGTCTCGTGACGACGCTCGACGACGGGGGGAACCTTGCCGGGGTGAAACAGACGGATCCGGCCGAGATCGACCGACAGCTGAAAGAGGCGTTCGGTCATGACTTGCTGCATATCGCGCTCAAAGCAGGGGAGGACGCCCGGTTCATGGAGTCAAACAATCCAAGCGCGAACTTTCAGTCGTTCTGTGAGCTTGTCATCCGCCTGATTTTCAGCGCGTTTGATCTGCCATACAGCTTTTTCGACGGCTCCAAGACGAATTTCTACGGGTCGAAAGGTGAATTTGAGCAATATCTTGACACCGTGGAAAAAAAGCAGCAGCCGACGCGAGCGATGCTCGACTCGTGGCTGTTTGACTGGTTGCTCCCGAATTGGCTGACTGATCCTTTCGATCCGCTTTATGACGCTTGGCCAAGCGGATGGAGACTCAGCGATCTGAGGGGCTCGGTCGGTTGGCGTGGCTCTGGGCTCCCGCTGTGGAGGCTCTTTGAGTATGTGAAAGAGACTCAAGCGGCTATTAATGCCGGGCTCGTCGATCCTTACGCGCTCGCCGACTCGTTTGGCGAGAGCCTGCCGGGGAC